GTGGGGGACTGTTAAGAATGAGACGGTGGGGTAGATGAGTCAGTGGCCCAGAAGCCGCGTAGTTATTGAGTTCTGACAGTTCAGGAGTAAAACTTAATTATCGTTTAGAGTGAGACATATTGTTCATAATTATGGGGTACACCGTTAAGAAAATACCCCACAAAGCGTCTATTAACTTCCTTCAAATGACCTATAAACCACCTTTCAGAAGTTCGTAACCTGCTGCCCAATCTTTGCTTAGTTCGTTGCCGTCGTCAATCTTTGTGATGGCGTGAGCGTTGAATGAGCGTTGGACACTCTCGCTTGGGCTGAATTCGAGTATAGCAGTATGGAACAGAAAGCGCCGCCCGCCTAGTTCGATTAACCCCAGCAGCTCCCCGGCTGCCTTATCCAGGTATATGGAATGCGGCAGGTTGAGAGTGGTCAGCAGGTCTGCCGCTTCATCCTCGGTTATGCTGTGGCGCTGAATGGTGCTTTTTAAGGTGCGGTCGTCTATCACCACCAGAGCGGTGCGAGGTGGTACGCCGTTGCGGTCCATGCCATTCAGAACATCTGAACTCAGGTAAGCCGCTGGCCGATATTCTCCGACAGGCTCAGACTCTCGCAGAGTGTTGCACCAACGCGCGAAATTTGACGGGCTGCCGGGTATTGGTAGGCCGTCATTCTGTGCATATTGGTGCGGCTCCAGGGAGTCGCTGAATATGTTGTTGCGTATACGGGGCGGCAGGGTTGCCAGTTTTTCCGCGAAGGCTGACTCAGCAGCCAACCAGGCTTTGCCCACATTGTAGTCCCAGCCGACACCAACACCCTCTGGAATGTCGCCGTACACTTCGCCCGTACGGCTGTTGACTCGCTCGGTCTTGCGTATCTGCGGGGCGTCACTGATACGGCCACCCTGGCGCTGGACGTCTCGGTCAGAGAGGGTGCGAACACTGCACCGGCAGCCATAGTCATTTGGCGGGTAGTGCGTGTTCCAGAATGGATCATCTATTGGCAGAATCAGCCGGTCCCAGGCGGCGTGCTGAGGGCGCACCCTGTCGTCGCCAACAGTCAGATATTGTAGGTATGGGCGGCGGGTTTTTGTCTCTTGCATTTGCGACCAGCGGCCAGCCATTCGAGCACTGCGCAAATTGTTGTCATAGATAACGCGAGTGCGCCACCCTCGCTCACCTCTATAGCTCCAGCCGTGCTCCTGAACAATACTGTCAAAACGGCGGCGAAACTCGCTGATACCTTCTCCTGCTTCAAGGGCTTCGGTGATGGCGTCGTGAAAGTCCCTTAGTAAGTCAGCCTTTGTTGCTCCAGCAATGGCGAACCCTTTGGCATGAATGTCACCCAGAAAGTCGTCCCAGCGCTCGGTTGGAATGCGCAGCTTGCCGCGCAGGTTTTCTATGGCACGGGTATTTGGAAGGCTGACCGCCTCAGTCTCCACCGGCATTTTCGCCCCCTTTAAGCCACTCGAAAGCCAGGGCTTCAGCGGTCAAGTTTGCCAGTGTGGTGTCATCCATACGCGGGTACAGCTCCCCCAGCGCCTGCTGGAACTCGCGCAGGCCTTTGCCCTGTCGCTCAAAGTCAGCCAGCATTTTCGCCACCGGTGCCAGGTAGTCCGACTCAATCGCCTTATCCACCGAGTCCAATAGTGCCTCGTCAGCCTCTGCGTAGTGGTATTGGCCACAATCAGGGCATGGTGAGCGCTTGTTAAAGGCCGCAGGCTGTTGCCGGTTTCCGCCTTGCGGTATGGCGTCGTCGTCGCTTTCGGCCATTGGTATATTAAGCTCTTTATGCATAGCGCTTCGACTTACCCGGTCGCTGTTGCGAATGGCAATTTCGTAAACCTCCGCCCGGTCTTTGCGTGCCTCCTGTTCTTCGTAAAACTCAAAGGTTGGCGCGGCTACGTCTTCACCCAGGTTGATCGTGGTAATCCAGCGGAAGGCTTCGTCAAGGGTGAAGGCGATAACCTCCCGGTCCGATTCGTGGACGCTGGTTTCGCGCTCTCGGGCTGTTTCCGACGCGGCCCGCGCCCCGGTGCTGTTTTGCTCTGTGGCCAGGCTCTGACTGGTCAGCGCCTTAGACATTTCGCGGTTGCATTCGTGTATCAGTAGCTGCTGCACCGGGCTGGAAGCCTGTCCGCCGCCCTTAGCCTCCAGCAGGTCGATGTGTCCACCCTCTTGAAACACCGCGTAGCCTGCTTCTACCAGCCCTTCCAGGGCTTCGCTCAGGCTGTTCTGTTCGTGCTCCGGCGTACCTGCCGGGTATTTGCCGATTGGGAACGGCAAGCCAAAGCGTTCGCAGAGCTTCACAAACCACTTGAAGCCGCCATGCTTAAAGGTATAAGGCCAAAAGCATGAGCTTAAAAGTGCGGTCCCATACGGATTTTCATGGCTCGGCATGTGGCGGGTCACCAGGAATCGGTAGTCCTCGGCAGGTACGCCATGGGCCGGATGTTCGCGGGTGCGAATCCGCAGGTTGTTTTCATGGTCAAAAGCAAAGCGACGGTTGGGGCGGTCGACGATGGCCTTGGGTAATATCAGGTTACCGTTGCGCTCCCAGATTACCTCATGCACACGAAAGCCCCGAAACACGGCGGTGCCCATGTTCCAGATTACATCAGGCCAGGTCATGCCTGGTGCTGGCCGTCGTGCCATCCATTGCTCGCAAAGCTCTGCCGCCCGCATTGCCTTGGCATCCTCTGCGCCTGGTACCACGCGGTGCTCATAGCGAAGCAGGCCTGCTCGAACAGAGCGCAGCTCACCAATTACGTGGGCGTCTGCCTGTATGGCATCGAAAACCGCCTCGCTTTTTCCTGCTTTGCGTAGGATGGTGTCGGGGTTTGGTAGGATCGCCAGCGCCTGGTAAAAGCCAGGGTCGCTATCGCGTCCGGCCTGCGGGCCTGCAACCAGCGACTTGCTCAGCCGCCGAACGTCTGACTGGGTGATGCTCATGCTTCGTAACCTCTCATATCTATACTGTTGCGCCGCCGTCCTGTTCGCAGAGTGCCGCGCGTGCTGTGTCCGCTTATGGCCAGCATCCATAGCATGTGCAATGCGTCCGGCCCGTCGTCATGGTCTGCCTCGGGCCAGTGCTTAAGTTGTTGTAGCAGGGTGTGTTGCGAGCGGTGCAGCCGGATAAGCTGGTTTACCACGTGCGGCTGCAGGGACTCAATGCGCAGGGCTTTGTCGGTGCTTGGTGTGATGGCTCTGGCTGGCACCGGCACCCCTTCTTTGGCGCTGCGCTTGACCAGTTCAGTGCGCAAAAACTCTTGAAACTGCACCGACTCGATACCCCACACCTGGCAGTGGTACTCAGCCTGAAGGTTGATAATGTCTGAAATGATGCGATCAGGAACGCGGCGGCTTATGCTGGCCTCCACCACATCCAGCACTCCATGCTCACGGTCATAACCTCCAATCAATAAGGCAGACGGGTCGCGCCCCGTGTTGTTCTTGCCCAGCGAGGGGTCGCACGCACCATAGAACACCCAGTCGCGGGAAGGCTGCACCCAGAAGGTGATGCCGGTAGAGAACGGGCAGGACTCGCCCGCGCTCGGGTCTTGTTGCATCTCGCAAGCGAAGGCGTCGTGGTCGTCTGCGCGTATCTTCATCAGCGCCACCAACGGGCGAACCTCTGGCCAGCTCACCACTGCGCCCCGGTCCATTTCCTTTTTCCGCTCCCGGTAGAAGCGGTCGGCCACCTCTTCACCTTCATTCAGCAGCAGTTCTTCCCAGCGGTCCCAAAGGTCCATGCGGTCGGGCCACTCAAGCACAGCTCGGAACACACGCGCGCGCCACGTAGGGCGGGCCTGAATTCTCGCCAGTACCGAGTCGTAATGCAGGATGGTGCCGATATACCCAACATCCATAGTGCCGTCTGGCGGCCCCAATTTAAGCACCGCTTTGTTGATCCAGGCGACCAGCTTGTCGCGCTGAGTCAGAGAGCGCACGTTTTCGTCGTTCTCTATATCATCCAGTAAGACCAGGTCGGGGCGGTGAGGGCCGTGGCGCAAACCCCGTAAGCGCTTGAGTGCGCCAAAGGCCTGCACTTTGCGATTGTTGCGGGTAACAATAACACCGATTTGCCACACCCGACCGCGCCCTGCAACGTCCGGGAAGTCTTGGGCCAGGCGTGGGTTGCTCTCCAGTTCTGCCTTGATGGCCTCCAGCATGGTCACTGCCTGGTCGGCTGTGTCCATGATGATCACGGTGTACCACTTCCAGCCGTTCAGAATGCACCACAACGAAAAAAGCTGGGTTACCAGGGTGGACTTGGCCTCGCCGCGCGGTGCCGCTACGGCGTACTTATTGCCCTTATTCTCTTTCAGCTTCGGTGCCAACTCGCTGGACACCCAGCGGTGAAAGTTCGACTCTTTGTTGCTGACGTAGTGCGGGAAGTAGGTCAGGCAGAAAAAGCGAAAGTCTGACACCTGCTTGGCCACTCGGGCGCTCTTCGCCTTTGCGTCCACTGCAAAGCCGTCCACCTCCGCCTCGATGCGCGCGCGCAACTCACCGGCGTACTGTGCAAGTTGCTTTTCAAACTCGCGGCGCGTTAGTTTAGCCATTCGCCACCTCGGCAGTTGCCAAGCCTAGCTCCGCACGCAGTCGCTCCGCCGCCACCTGAAAATAACCCTCTGACATTTCCACGCCAACGAACTGGCAGCCAGCACGTAATGCGGCCACTCCGGTGGTGGCGCTGCCCATAAAGGGGTCGAGCACCACGCCGCCCGGCGGCACAATGCGGACCAGCTCTTCCGTCAGTGGTTCTGGTTTGCCTACCTGATGCAGACGCGGACCCTTGCGGGGAGCGCAGGTAAAGACGCCAGGCAATGCGGGCGCTTCGGAATTGGGGGGGGGCATGGGTCCTTTACTGCCCCAGAGTACGTATTCTGCCTGAGCGCGGAACCGGCCTTTCGATGGGCGAACGCCCTGGGTTTTGTCCCACACTGCTACACCCCGCCATGAGAAACCGGCTGCCTGCAAAGCGTCCGAGCTTACCGGTAGTTGCCGCCAATCGGCAAACATGCAAATGGCAGCCCCCGGACGCATGACGCGGTAGCACTCACTGAGCCACAGAGTGGCCCAGGCAAGATAGCCGCGCTGGTCGCGGTTGTCGCCGTCAAAGTCGGGCAACACCTCTTTCTGGCCGGTGGTTACATACTTGGTGCGGGTGCTGGCCTGGCGATCACCACGAAACGCACCACCACTTGAGTAAGGTGGGTCGGTTATAACTGCATCCACACTGCCGCTGTCCATGGTGGCCAAGGCGCGTAGCGCATCCCCTTGAATCAGGCTGACGCCCGGCAATTTCATGCTATCCATAAATCTCGCTCAAATGCTCCCCAAAGGGTTCCAGAATCTCCAAAAACACCTCGGTGTGTTGCGGGTGTTTCTGGCGTATGTACTCGGCCAGGTGCTTGGTTACGTCCAGCGCAATAGACAGCTTGGCCAGCTCGGGGCTGGTTGCACCGGCAGCCTTCACGGTCTTGGTGTAGGCGTCGGACAGGCGACTGATTGCCTCCGCCCGTTCTATCGGGTCACCACTGTGGGTGCGCAGGGCTTCGAGCGTGGTTTGAAACAGCTTTATAAAATCGTCCAGCACCGCCGCCGTAAGGTCGCCCAGCCCACCGTTGCTTATGCGGTCGGCCATACGGGCGTTGTCCCAGCAGTCGCCACGTTCCCGCGCATTCGCTTTCCAGCGCCGCGCTGTCTCATAGCGGACGTCGTGCATGGCCGCTGCCTGCGTTAGTGGTACCCGCCCCTCCACGTATGATTTGCGGACGGCTTGCCGGGTTTCCTTCGTGTGCGCCATTAGCCACCCTTCATCATTAACTTGGCCAGCTCCACAGCAACGGCTGCCAGGCCACCCGCCAGACCGCCGGTGCTGGCACTTTTCAGGTTGACGTTCGACAGCGCTGTGTTCAGGTCGTCAATGTCCTGTTCCTGCGCTTTCATGCGGGCATCCAGTGCCGCCTTCAGATCGTCAATGCGTTGATTGGTGTGCTTGCCCTGGTTGGTAACCAGTTCGCGAATTGCCCCCAGCTCGCTGCGCATCTCTACCATCAGCATCAGCATTCGGTGCTGTGGGTCCTTTGCCTGCTGGTGCAGGTTGCTGCTATCTCGATCAGTCATGATAGGTCTGGCACTCCGTACAACGTGTCACGCCCGGCTTGATGGCCAGGCGTTTCGGGTTAATCGTTACGCCGCAATCAAGGCAAGCGCGAGAATCGCCGGGCGCAATGGGTTGTGCGTCCGTGCTGCTCTTTGCCTTGGCCCTTGCCAGCGCTATGTCTCTTTGTCGCTGCTCTGCGTCAGCGGCGTGGTCTGCAAAGTCCACAGGTTTACTCCTTCTTGTTGTTGCTCTGCCACTGCCGAAGCGCTGCCTTGTCTGCGTTGCAGGCTTCAAGCTCAGCCTGTAGCTCCAGCGCCCAGTCCAGCAGGTCGGCGTTGGTGTTACCGCGCAACTCTGGGGGCGGGCATGGCCCGGTCAGTGCCGCAGGCGGGTACACCCGTTCAATCTTGGTTTCGGTTACTACCGGTGGAGTGGTTGCGCAGCCGCTCAATAACAGCACCAGGCACACGCTGGCCAGCCCACTCTTCAACGTCTTCATGCTCTCGCCTCAGTCGGTCTATCTCGCCGCGCAGCGCGCGCGCCTGTTCTTGCACTTGCTGGCGGGCCTGTTCTCGCTCCGCCAGCACCTGCTCCAAATGGTTGCGCTCCTGGCGCAGTCTCTGCGTGGCCTGCTGTTCACTATTCAGCGCCCGCTGGTATTGCGCCACATTGGCTTGCAGCGTCGCCACCTGGGCCACTTGTTCGCGGTATTGCCAGCCAAGGAATGCCAGTGCTGCGAGCAGCGAAAGGCCGACACCCAGCCATAATTTTTTGCCAAGCAGCACCTTTCCCAGTCCGGCTATCATCGCTTTTCGTACCAGGTTGAAAGGCCCATGTAGGCACCCACAATGCTGCCCAGCACCATCAGTAGCGTATTGAACATACTCATGTAGTCCTTGAGCGCATCCACGCCAGCCACCACCATGGCCAGCATGATCAGCGGGAACAGCAATAAGGCGAACAGTGCCGTTATGGCAATGCGCCGCCGCCACCGCCATTTGCGGTTAATCAGATCGGGGTCTTCGTGCAGGGTTGAATCAGCCATTAGCGCCTCCTTGCCACCAGGACTTCACGTCGAAGCATGGGCATGGCTTGCGGTTGTCAAGGTCGCAGTGTCCACACACAGCGCTGACGCCGTATGCCTTGGCGAGGCTTTGCACCAGGCTGTCCAGTTGCTGCCACTGGGCGCGCGTGAAGTTACAGTCCGGTTGCCCTTGTTCGCTCATGCCGCCCACCAGGCAGACGCCCAGGCTGTCGCCATTATGGCCAGCCACATGAGCACCGGCCTGCTCTACAGGTCGGCCTTTCTCCAGCGTGCCGTCGCGACGGATCACGAAGTGGTAGCCAATGTCACGCCAGCCGTTTTCCTCAACGTGCCAGCGGCGTATGTCAGCCGCTCCTATAGCCATGCTTGGCTTGGTGTAAGCGCAGTGGATAACAATCCGGTTAATGGCTCGCATAAATACCCCCAAGTAGGAAATTAAACATGGGGCAAGGGTAAGCGGCCCGGTTACTGCGGGCAGGTACGGAAATGTTTCAGCGGGAAGAGTAAAACAGAGGGAGGTGTTACAGGTCGAACAGGCTGCGCTGCTGCGTGTGGCTGCTTACGTAGCTGTCACTGGCGGCTAGAATGTTTGAAATTTGCCGCGTAGTCAAGTCATACCGACGAGCCAGTGTTGCCAGGCCTTCACCCTGGGAGGCTTCTTCGCAGATGCGGCGATTGCGGATCTGGATCAAGGCTTTGTCCAGCTTGGGAAGGGCCAGGGTTTGGCCGCCATACTCTTCGCTGAGCGCCTTGGCGCAGTCGGCGGGCATGATCTTGGTGAGCACCTCGCTGCGCTCGCCATGGATAGGTACCGTGTAAGGGGTGCCGCCCCGCGCGCGCAGCAAAGACAAGGTGGCAGGCAGGCCAATGGTGGCTGCCAGTAGGCGTATTTGAGGGGGGAGCTGTGAAAGCTCCACGCCCTCATTGATTAAGTGGTTCAGTACCGCCTCTTGGGTCAATCTGTTATCTCCTTTTGTAACCCTACCCGAACACACCAACCCTTCAGCGCTTCAATTGCCTGATTGAGCTGGTGGCCGTCCGCCCATTCCAGTCGCTCCAGGCTCTTGACTTGCCCAACACACCAGCGGTGCATGGCCTGCTCGCTGCGGTCGCGCACGTGGCCTTTGTCGGCCAGTAGCGTCCACATGGCGTTGAGCTTGGCAATGCGGGCTTTGCGCCACTTGGCCGTGCTCAGTCGGGTGCCGGTGCGCTTGACTTTAAAGCCGCTGCGCTTCAGGTGTTCCAGCGCCTGCTCCAGTTGCGCCACGGTCATGGTCTTGGCCGACACTTTGCCACCTTTCTCGGTTGCGCCGTATTGACGCAAGATAAGGCGGTAGGTTTCTTCGTCCAGTTGCAGCTCGCGCTGCCCTACCGCCAACAGGCGGTAGAGCTGGGCGCGGCGGTCGCCACCCTTGCTTGTGGATTCTGGCTTAGCTGACATAGCCAGACCCTCCGCACTTCTTGCAGCTCTCGCTGTAGTCGTGACCGCTGATGTTCGGGTATTCAATCTCGCCCGAACCTTCGCAGTGAGTGCAGGTTGGTGGCTCCAGGCTCCACTCGTCGTCAGCCAGCCGCACAATGTCGACCTCAGCTTGCGGCCATATCTTACGGGCCAAGCGCTGCACCGCTTCTTCGGGGGAGGCGGTGCAGGTGGCCCGCTTTCCTTTAACCGTGTTGGTGGTGTAGGTTCCACCCACGTATTTGGTGTGACAGGTTATTCCGGCCATATCACACCCCCGCAATGTCCAGGCTGATAGCCTGGCACCGGTCGGTGTTGCCTACGCGCTCATAGAAGCGAACATAAGCCTTGCTGCCCACTACCTGACAAGCCTCGCTGATAGCCTTCATGGCCTCCTGCCAGCGGTGGTCGGTGATCTCCAGGCGGCGCAGTGCCAGCACGCGAGCGGTGCGAATGTCGCCCTTCGGGTCCACTCTGAACGCATCGTTAACCAGCGTTAGCAGCTCAGGCTTTGCCCCTTCGCTCCAGTCTTGCAGGCATTCGTCGATCAGCGCCTTAGCTGCCTGCAGCCGTTCATCGAACGCAATGCTTTCATGGATAGCGCGTTGCACCTTGTACTGGCCGTCAAAACTGAGCAGGGATACATTGCCTTTTTTTCCGCCCATTTTCACCCCGTACTGCTCGGCGCTCAGCTCAATAAACGCCTCAATGTCGCCAAAGGTGGCTGCTTTAAATTGTGCCAGGGTTTCTTGCAAGGCCTTGGCTTTTTGCACCAGGCCGCGCACCAGTTGGTCGCGCTCCTTGTCGATGGGTTTGATCATGTCTTCATGCACCAGGCGGCCCTGTGCGTCTTTCAGGTAGCCAGCCGGTACGTGCTCTTGCTGCTGCTTAGTCATAGTGTTTTGCTCCTTTAGTCTTGGTCGGTAGCCCCTCCGGCATATTCATTCCGGCGGCGCTGGTCAGGTAACGCAGTGCGTGAATAAATCGCTCACGGGCTGCCTCTTCGTTCATGGGTGGCATAGGGCCCAGGCCGCTGGCTGTTGCGTCTGGCGCAGGCAGCAGTTGCTCACCTTCACCCAATGGCCAAAGGTGACGCATTTCCATGATGGTCGCCTGGTGGTCTGCCTCGGTAATTAAAGCGCGAGCGGTCAGGCTTGGCGGGTCCAAATGGAAGGCGCACTCGATGGCGGCCTGAATTTGCTGGGCGGCCTGCTCCAGCGGTTCGCGCATACCCGGCAGTGCTTTGAGGGGCCGGATAATATCGCCCATGTAGGCTTCGTGGGCGTCGTGTAGCAGTGCGTGCAGTACGTCCTCTGGTGTGGTGCCTTCCACCGCTTCCACATAGTCCGCCACCCACACGCTGTGCTGGGCCACACTCAGCCCGCCGCCGTGACCATGGCCCAGGTAGCGGCGCTGGCTGGCCAGGCTCCAGGCAATATCCCACCAGTGAACGGCGGCGGGGTCGGCGTTAGCCAGATCCATAATGCGCCCACTGTAGGTCAGCATTACCGTGGGCGGGTGGCCCTGTTCGGTGGCCGGGTGCAGCTCCTGAACCTTGCCGTGACAGCAGGCCCCTACGCCACTCACCAGACGCGAATCCCGGCGGCCACACACTTCGCATTCACCTTCCTTGCGTGCCAGGTTATCGGTTTGCATGGCGCACCTCCCTGGGTACCGGGTTGTGCTTGTGGCTGTGGTGGCGCAGCGGTTCCACAATGCGCCCACCGCACACCTTCGCGCTTGCCGGAATCATTGCCTGGGTCAGGCGTTCAGCCTCCATTTCGGCCAGCGCCTCGCGGGTGGCCACTTCCTGCTGTGCAGGCAGGAGCGGGGCTGGGTCTTCCCCAGCCCTCTCCATCTCCATGTAGTGGTCCGGGCTGCGCAGGAATGCCACGAAAGGCACTCCACGGCGGCGGTGAATGTCATGCTTAACAAACACCTCCCCCCAGTATTCGATGTAAGCGTCGGTGTAGCGGGTCATTACGCGACCTCCTTTGTTGTTGTGCGACGGGCGGCGCTGAGGTTCAGCACCTTTTGTGCGATCTGGTCCAGCAGCCCCACGCTCAGGGTGTGCCCCTGGCGCAGGCCGTAGTCGCGCAGCGCGGGCAGCAGGCCTTCTACCAACAGGCGGGCGCTGCCCTGACTGTAATCCCATAGGCGGTCGAGCAGCGCCTGCTCTGGCTCGCCGGTTTGCTCCAGTGCAGCCAGGCACAGAGCGTCGTGGTCTTCGCGGGTGATGCCTTTAACGATGGGCGGCATAAAGGTGATGCGCGAGCGCACGCGATCGAATCGACCGTGTGCTGGCTTGATGAGAGCGCCTAGCTCTTCCGTGCCCGCCAACACCGCGCCAATGCCTGCCAGGTCGCGAATGCGGCGCAACGTATCCAGAGCGGTACCGTGCAGGTTCTCCGCTTCGTCCACCACCAGCAGGGTGTCGGTGCCCTTGAGTGCATCCACCAGGGCCAGAAAGTGGGCATCCTTATTTTGTCGGGGCGGCACCACTTCCAGCGCATGGGTCAGCACTTGCAGCAGCGTAACCGTGCTCATTTGCGGGTGGCTTTCAATCAGCACTGTGCTGGGGTGGCGGCGGGCGTATTCTTTCAGGCAGGTGGTTTTGCCGGTGCCCGCATAGCCATGCACCAGCCCCACGTTGCGGTAGGCGCTGGCCCGCTGGCACACGCTGTTGACCAGTTGGTACATGCTGGTTTCAACAAAGGGCACCTGGCCAATGTCGCGCCGTGCGTCCTGGCGGCTGATGGCGTCCAGCAGTTTGGCCAGATGCTTGGCGGGTGGCGCACCGTACTTGCCTGCAATCACCTGGTTCAGGGTGGCCGCATTTACGCGCGCCACCTTGGCCAGCCATGCCTGGCTTTTCTGGTGGCTGTTCAGCCAGTCAATCACCTGCAGCGTGTGTTCCTGGTCTTGCTCTGAATAGCGCTCATGCCACTGCGTAGGCTTGGCGATTGGCTCGTAGTTGCTCGGTTGAGTTGTGCTTTCTTGTTTCATGCAATATACTCCTATTGCTTGTTTATGGCGGGTGGTTCCCGCTGTTAGTAAAAGTTGGCTCACTCTTGGTCGAGGTAGCCCACGTCGAAAACGTCGATTTCCGGTAAGGAGTCGGCGTTTTTTTCTGCCTCCGTTTCCAGAAACTCCACCGCGCCCAGGTCTTCAATGGCGGCCAGTGTGTCGGTGTGTTCCACCGTTGGCCGCGACCGGCGCTCGGCTTCTTCAATATGTTTTTCATGCCGCTTTATTTGGGCTTTCAAGCGCTTCTCTTGCAGGTCTTCCAGGCGACTGGCGGCAATGGCGTCTTTCTTGTTCACCAGGCTGGCCTCGCAAATAAACCGCTGGTCTTCGTCGCGTATCACCACCAGGTTGTCGTCCTGTAAGTTGTACTGAACCACCACCTGCTTACCGTTAAAGCTAGGCAGTGCGTCGTGGCCATAGACGCGGTTGAACAGATTCACCCAGCCCCGGCGCACCGTGCGCTTTGCTTGCGGCCACACCAGGTCCTGCGGCTCGCAATGCAGCGGCACCCGGTTCAGGCCACCCCAAAGCTCTGCCGGTGATTTGCCGCCCAGGGATTTTTTCGGGGTGTTGTTGTGCCAGTCCACCCACTTGGCCACCGCTTCGCGGTACTCGGTATAGGACGGAATGCGGATCTCACCTTTGCGGATCTTGAACTCCAGGCGGCTCAGGGCGTCGTCGGTGCGGCAATGGCCACAGTACGCCTCAAAGGTTTTGCCCAGCCGCTCTTCAAACCAGTGGAACAACCCCTCCACCAAGCCCTTACCTTTGGCGTTGCCTGGCAGGGCGTGCATGGACTCAATGGCGAAGCGTTGCAGAAAGCCGGTCACTTCGTCGTCGATCAGCTTATTCTTAAAGCCTGAACCGGGGTCCACGTGGATCATGGCCGGGGTGTGGTCGTGTGACGCCATGGCAGCGGTCAGGCTGTATAGCGTGGTAACCGCGCTTTCGTCTTCGGCCAGCCACCAGCCGGGAATGTACTGGCTGCGCAGGTCGATCCACACCGTCAGCTCGGGGCGGTAGTGCTGGCCACTGTTGGGGTGCTGCACGTACACGTCGCAGCGGTGTCCGTCGCCCTGGTAGATCAACCCCACCGGCACCTTGCTGACGTCGCGCATGATGTGCGGCTTGATGTTCTGGTTGTAGTAGTGGCGACCCATGCGCTTAACACCGAACTCGCCCAGCTCGGCAGGCAGCGACTTGAGGTAGCGGCGCACTTTTTGCGGCGTGACCTCCCAGCCCTCCTGTTGCAGCCAGATGGCTACGGTGCTCATGTGTGGCTTGGTGGGGCTGTTGAACAGGTGGGTGGCGCGCACCTCCCACCCTTCGCTTTTGCGTTGGCGGCCCTTGCGGGAGTCGGCCAGTGCCAGCAGCTTTTCGGCGTAGCTTCCGGCGTCTTCAATGGCCTGCCACCAGCGCAGCAAGGTGGAGCGCCCTGGCATCTTGCCGATGGTGTCGAGCGCATCCTGGGCGAACTCCGGGAGCTGCTGAGTGCGGGCCGTGGCCAGCAGCCACTCCACGCTTTTGGAGCGGCTGATGCCAAGCTGTTCGTGCTTCTCAATGGCCACATTCAGGAACGTAAGCC